AAGTAGGCGTAAACGGTCTGCGTTGATAGCTTGGTATCTTTGGCTATTCGGTAAGCTGTAATGCCTTTGGCGTTCGCTTCAGCTATTACCTCTTCAATCTTTGGTGTGTGTATCATTTGGTTTCTCTGTTTTTAGTTCTTTCCAATTTTCCAAATCAGCGTGAGTTACTTCCTTGTTACTCATAAGGTAATTACCCTCACTTCTATCTTTAAGTAGGAAGTTGCCAAATGATACAAGGTCGGCATCCATCCCCTTCTGCATATCATCGTAGCAGCGTAGGTAGGCCGCTCGCCTTTCTTCATGTATCCCATAGAATCCTGTATCAGGATACAACTCCAACGCCATTTGTTTTGCTTGTTCTCTTGTCATTTTGTTCTTGTTTTATCTCGCGTTACGGATGCGCGACCCCCGTTTGATTGGTGCAATATCTTAATTGCTTTTGAATATCCAAAACATTATTCGAAAAAAAACACATTTAGGATTTTTAGGATTCTAAGGATTTGACCTTCTCTCGGTAGTCTTTGAGCATCTCCTCCAGTTCCCACGTTGCGAACTTTACCGTTGTTAAGCTAAGCTGGTGCATCTCATCCGCCAGCCCTTCGCGCTCTCGGTCTAAATTCAACCCGAAGTCGTATTGGCGACCTTGCTGCATTACATTACAACCGTAGCATTGAGGTCTACAGTTATCCTCGTTCCACCTTGTAGCGTATCTTGCTCTGGACATAAAGTGTCCACATTGAATCTTCTTCCACTCGTACGACCTTCCACAAGTGTAGCACTCACAATATCCGTCAAGATTAACCGCCCTCAACCGAATGTAACGGCTGAAGGCGGCATCTAAATCTTTGACAATTTTAGAACGGGAGGTCGCCATCGTCTACCGTTACCGCTTTGGCAGTTACCTCCGCTTTCAACTTCGGCTCGTAGGTATCAACTGACGCGTAAAGTTTCCCTTGTGCGCTCTGCTTGACCTGAAGTCGAATCTCAAGACCATGCTTTCCTTCCTTAAGGTACTGGTCGTTTTGCTCCAACCACTTGATTAGCTTGGTCGGGTTCAGAACCATGTCAGCTTTGACCCAGTCAGGAGCGTTGGTTGATGGTGTGTAGACATTCAAGCCGTACACGAAAATTACTTTGTTTTCCATTATTTAGAATTTAAAAGGTTACGAAGATAATCATTTGCAAACGCTAACCGTTCGCTGAGTTGTTCTTGCATCTCAAGGTCTGCTTGTACTCGTATCTCAATGAGTTTGAAGCGTTCGTCTTGAATGCGTGGGTCGAAAGAAATGAACCGACAAGCTAACGCTCCAGTAGCCAGCATCTGCCCTTGCATCTGCCACATATACTTCGGGTCTATGTAACCCTCGAAAGCTGTCTTTAGATGGTTAGCGGTGTTGTACGGGCATTTAATTTCGATGAGTTCGCCATCAACCATACCGTCAGGGCTTGCCCCTGAGTATTCGTTAATCTCAACGAACGGCATCTCTTCAATGCTTACCCCCCTGAGTTCTGAATAGTAAGCCTTGCATATTGGCTCGTATTCGTTTCCCCAGTCAAGAGCCTTGCCGAAGATTTCGGTGCGTTGCCCGGTCAGTAATTCCGCAGCCTTCTCGTAGATGTATGAAATGGCGGTCTGCCCAAGTACTTCGTCTTTCTTTCGTCCGTTGGTCATAAGGTCGCCAAAGCGGGAAGCCGTAAACTTCCCTAACCTTTGTGCGTGCCATTCCTCCGACCTCTGCTGAGTGTCGCTTATTGCTTCAAAAATATTCTCCATCTTATCGTTCTTTTGGTAGTTCGGGTAAAGGCATCCAATGCGTTACATAGTAAGGTATGTGATTGTTTCTTTTCATATCATGACCGTCTGCTTCAGCGCACATAACTTCTGAACTTGTGAAGAAACTTTCAGACACATCATTATAGTAACCTTGTATCGCGACATCAAATCCATCAATGCAAAGTAGTATCTCCTCGAAAGGTGCTGGTGCTTTGCCTCCTTTTATCCTTATCCACTCCATCTTACGCTCTTTTAAAATCATCAGATTCATCCTCTCCGAAAACTCCGACCTCGTAAAGTCCTGAAAGTTTTAACACTACTCTTGATAGTGCGCGTTTCTCAGCCATCGCTACTGGGTACTTTTGGCGTGTGTTGTCAGGCGCAGACTCTCCGAATGTTTCCATTTGAACGGGCAAGCCTTTGGTGTTGCTCATCTCGCCAGTTGCTTTTATTACTACGTGTTTAAGGTCGTCCGATAAGCTGACAACTTCGTAGCTAACTCTTATGCACTTGTGCGCTTGGATGCGCTCAATGCCTTGTCGGGTTATGATTACGAACCCTTGCGGTGATTTGAAGAAGTGGTCTTTGTTCAGACCGTTCTCGGTTGCGAGACTCTGAAGCCTCTCTTTCTGTGTTTGATTCATCGTTCTGTTTTTGATGATTAATAAAAATTGAATTTACGAATTTAAAGTTTGAATGTCAACAAAATTCTCACCGTTGACCACTCGGACGAATGTGTAAAGTCCTGACTTGACAGCCTCTGCTCCTGAGTGTTTTATCAGTTGCCAAAAAATGAACGGCTCAACGTGGGTAGTTCCTCCGCCATTGCGTAGGTCAGTGAGTGCTTTGCGAGCAACCAACCGAATAAACGCTGGTATCTGCTCGTTGGACATGGTTAGTTCGAATTGTAAGTGGTTCATGGTTCTGTTGTTTTAGTGGGTTACCCCGTTTATGATGGCTCAAATATAAAACTATTCTTTTGAATATTCACAACACTTAGACCAAAAAAAGTGAAAATATTTTTCGTTTGAACTCAATTCTGCCGAAAATGGGCGTTGAGAATAGCCTCTTGGTTGGTTTGAATTTCATTATACATATCCTCCGCGTTGACAGCCGCATCGAAGATTACCTCTTGAGTGTCGATGATTGCCTGGACCGCGTAAAGAAGGTACACCAGCAGACCGACCAGCAATAGAATTAGAAACAGAATAGACGTTAAAAGAAAGACTATCATGCGGTTTGTTTTTTTGCCCAGTCGTCCTTCAGCTTATCCTCCCAAACTTTGTTGGAGATGGTGAAATGCTTTCCGCAGTATTGCTCATGGCACTTCAAAGTATGCCGAAGAACGCCCGTCATAGTGTAACGCTTGCGCTGGTGTGTTACATTCTCAGAACCGCAGTTAGGGCATGAGAAACGACCTCCGCCAGTAGCTGCTCCTACGTGTGTGTTATGGTTAACGTATGGCTGTAATTTGTGGAATACGTCCTCCAAAAGTCTAACGTCCTGTTTGCAATAGGTTACCATCTTGTCCATTGCCTCCGAGCAGTTATCAAGGCAGATAGCTTTCCAATCTCCGAAGCCCATAGGGTTTTTTCCTTCACCGAAGAATAGGTTTCCTAAATAGTCCAATCGATTTGAATTGAATCTGAAATGCGTTCGTGCCTTCTTCAAGGTGTCGTAGCTGTTCAGCTTTGGCGGCATCTCAATGCCGTGAATCAAGCACCTTGTTCTTATCCACTTCTCGTCAAAGTTATCACCGTTATGCGCTACAAGTTCATCGGCTATCATTGCCACCTCCATAAAGCGTTTAAGGGCTGCCTTATCGCAACCCTCATCCCATTCAACGCTATGAACTTCATCTTGACCCTCCCACTTCCAACAGATGCATATAACTGCTCTTTCTTTTATGATGTTGTCGTGTGGTATGTTAGCCTTATAACTTGATGACCAAAAGAACCCGATGTTCGGACTGGTTTCGATGTCGTAGAATAGTCTCTTGAAACCGTCGGGCGGCATTTGAAAGTTGAGCAATTTCATCTGTGCTGTGCCATTATTCGTTCCCGATAGAACTTCGGGTCGATTTCGTTAATCTTCTTTGCCAGTTCCATCCATTGCCGTTTGGCTTCTGCTCGCTCTTCGGTCGTGGAGTCTGTGCCTAAGTTAGATTGGATTGTTGCGTTCTGCTGGAGTAGTTCATCTATCTGTGCGCGAACTTCAGCATCTTGGTGGTAATAGTAGTTCATCTACTTATTATATTCCGACCAACGCCAACACCTATATAGTGCTGACCATTGAAGCCGTAGTTTGCGCTAAGATAGGTCTTTTTTATTGACCCATGCAAACCAACCCCGAATATCGGCTTTGTGTTTTGGATGAAATCAGTTTGAACTCCGACCAACCCATGAACTCCAACGCTGAACTTCTGCTCTTTCCTTTTGTACTGAACGGTCAGGTTCTCGGTCCTGTTCTGATAATTAGACCACTTTAAATTAATGTCGTTTACGGTAGTGTCATAGTTAGCTACTTCAGATAGCCATGTTTCAACTATCTTCAACGTGTCTATCAATAACAATGTATCTAAACGAGTAACTACCTTTTCGGAGTAGATTGTATCGAAACGTGTTACTGTGTGCCATCTAACAAACCTTACCGTGTCGTACATCCATCGTTCTACGTATTCGATTTTCGGAACAGGTCGGTCAATGTAAGTAGTTTGTGATTCACAGCCTTGTGAGCCGCAGCCTTTCCAAGCTACGATAACGCCCAAGATGAAGGCAAGAACAACTGTAATTAACTGCCCTCGCCAATCCATAGAGCGACCTCCGCTTCTCTTCTTCTAACTAAACCATTCAGCACCCGACCTCCGCCTTTGTTCCACCTTCTGAACTGCTCAGGAATCCGAGCAAACTCAGGGTTTGAATTTATCCACGCCAACAGAGTAGAGTTAGCAAAGTTTCCGATGCCTACGTTGTACGTGAACGAAATTAGAGCAGCTAACTTATGCGCTGGAAGCTTGACATCCACCACGTTTTTAACTTGCTTCTCAACACTTTTAATCGTGTCGAGTAGCATCGCCTCCGCTTGCTCTTCGGTTATCTCAGGGTCATCCATTGTTACCCTTTCGCCATTTGTGTTCATGGTGCTTCCGTAGCCGATGGTCGGCACGTTAGCAGGGCATAGATAAGGCTTTGAAGAGTAGCCTTCAAACTCTTTTATTACCTCTGCGGCTATCTTTGCCGCGTTTGGTATTTTTGTCTTCGCAGTTTGTTCCATCTTTACAATCACATTCTCTTGGTGCAATAGCGCACCATTTTACATTTTGCAACGGTTCTCTTTTAGTTCACCACGCATTTCAACCAACGCTTTCGTGTTCTCAGCAATCACGTCCGAGAACTTTTCAACGTGCTTATCATTAGCCACTTGCCAGTCTTTCCTTTCTTCGCGGTGTATATCTGTCAGCTTGTTCAGATAATAAACCAACACAGCAAGGAAGATTCCAGCTATTCCGTAACTCGCAAGTGCCTCTAATATTGCTTCCATTATAACACTAAGTTTCCTTGTTCGTCAATGTCGGGTATGATGCCCCAAACCAGCAGTTCGGCTATCCATTGCTCTTCATCGGTAAATTCGTCAAAAATCCAAATCGTTTCAAACACTTGGTTAGGGTCTACCCAACCGTATGATTTGACTTCTGTCCGTTCGTCATCGAAACAGATATAATAAGTTCGTACTGGTGGGTATTTAATCTCGTTCATCTTGTTTTATTTATGCTGCTCCTCCATCTATAATTCCGCCCCATTTGCTTATAAGGCTTGTTCTTGCTGCCTCTGCTGCTCCACCTGCCGTGTACTTGCTGCCGCCAAAGTTTACTGTGCCTGAGTAAGACATCGCTCCTTGAGCATCCCACGCTATCAATAGCGCATCGTAATTGACTGTAGACAACGTGCTTGACATAAAATTAAAAAGGTCTGTAACCTGATTAACATCAAAATTGGAAATGTCCTGATCGAATGTAGTATTTGATAGAAACATTGCTCTCATAGTACTAACATTAGCTGTATTCCAACTTCCAACTGGCTGATTGAATGCAGTAGTGGCTTGGAACATTGACGTCATGTTATTGACCGTTGAAACATTCCAAGCATCAATAGGCTGATTAAATGCAGAGAATGCGAACATCTGCGACATATTAACAGATACAGAAGTGTTAATTGTCCAATTACCTATTGGTTGATTAAACGAAGAAGTGTGTGCAAACATTCCACCAGACCCTCCTCCTAATGTTGAGCCAAAAAGAGTTACGTTTGAAACGTCCCAATTTTTAATTCCATCTGAACCACCATTGTTAAACAATGCACAGAAAGAAAACATCCCTATTACATTCTGTGCGGATGACATATTCCAGCTACTCAGATTTTGGTCAAATGAATCGCAATTGTTAAACAGTCCAGCAAAAATGGTAACGTTGCTTACATCCCAGTTGCTTATATCTCTATTGAACGAAGTGCATCCAGTGAACATTCCAAAATTTCCAAATGATGGATTACCAAGAGCTGTTGCTCCCGACATATCCCAGTTGTCAATGTTACCATTGAAATTTGAACAGTTTAAAAAACAAGACTTAAATTCAATACAACCAGAAACATCCCAAGCACTAAAGTTTGGAGTGGTCAATGAAGTACATTGTCTAAATAGATTACTCGCGGCTTGATTCGATGATAAGGTAGGTGCATCTGTTGCGCTTACGTCTAAATTTACGCAGCCATAAAATGCTTGATCTGTCGTAATGTTAAGTGCACCCCAATTATTTATCTCGGTTATCTTAGCTTTATCTCCTGCGTTACCGAATTTCCATCCTTCAATAGTTCCAGAGATTGTTATCGTTTTGACCCCGCCCGAAGCATAGACATGGGTTCGGTTGGCATAGCTTAATGCTGAAGTTGACCCATCCCCCCAATTAATAGTGCCTGAGTAGGTGCCGCCCGACAGCAATGGAAGAACAACTGTATCAGATGCGCTACCCGCCTGAGTTGTATCCCACGTTGATATGAGGTCAAGGTTGACAGGTACTCCGCCACCACCTCCGCGATATGCAGCAACAGATATTTGGCTAACGCCTATCATTGGTTATAAATTACAACGCTACCGCTT